TGAAATTTTACGAGGACGCATTTCTTCTGGGATTTCATACTTCAGTTCTACAGCAAGTATGCCATCTTGAATATCTGCTCCGTTTACTTGAACGTGTTCAGACAATCGAAAAGTACGTTTAAACTTTTTGGTACTAATACCGCGATGAATAAAGTCTCTTCCTTTGCTTACGTGTTCTCCAGTTATCATCAAAGTTCTATCTTTAACTTCTATTGATAATTCATCTTTTGAAAAGCCTGCAACTGCGAGTTCAATAAGATATTCATGCTCACTCGCTTTAATAATATTGTGAGGTGGATAGTGGTCAGATGCATGACGAACTGTGTGTTCCATTTCGTTAAACAAATGATCGAATCCTACAAAAGATGATCGTGGAAATAGTGTTTGAATGCCTGTCATTTTGGGTTCTCCTCTTCCAAGCAAGAATGTTCTGGGACCAGATTATTCTGCATCCCGCCGTCATTGGACAACCTCTACAAGTTGTCTCTGTAGTATATATGTATTATTATAGTCTATTTCAAGAGCAATGTCAAGATTTATTTAAAATTTTATTCGCATATTAGCGTTTATTCTAGAAATCTCTATTGCCAAATCTTGATTCTTGTCGTGCATTTCAATCTCTTTGCCGAGTTTCGTTTCAATCCAATCCTCGGCTTTGTCCCATTCAAATCGAACACCAGAACGCATATCATTCCTCATTTCGTGGGTCATATGCACTTGTCTTATTTTATAATTATTGACAATTACCTCGTCCCATTGTCCAGCTGGCATCTGATCTTCATTATAATGACTTTGTATCTTTTTGGCAAGTGCTTTAGCATTTTTCTTATATGTTTTTGTCGCGGCTTCAATATAACCTTTGATAATATCAGCAAGTTCTCCGCTTCTGTTTTTATGCTTTAATTCGGCAGGCAGAAGTTGCCAATACATAGTCAGACTTTCGCCTTTATTATTAGGTTTTTTACCCCAAACTCTTTCAATAGCACTTATCACATATTTTTCCATATCAGCAGGCATGGTTCCCAGATCCTTTAGATTGACCTTGGTATTTTCAAATTTATCTGTGTATGTATCAGAGCGAGCCAACTCATACATTTCATACCAACGTCTGCCCGAATTGTCGGGTTCTGATCCAATATCACCAGAGAATGATCCTAACAAATCAGCTTCCAATTCATAGATAACTTGAGCACCACTAGTGGCGACACCTCTAGCAAGACTCGTAGCAGACATATTCAAAAATGCGGAAATGCCACGCTTTTTGTTCTCGCCTTTAAACATCGTTTTATGAAACTGTTGAGCTGCAATATGCCAGCAAGTTATTCTTGGAGGAGTAGGAGTAATCTGTTTCATTTGTGCTGAGGACATAGGCATCCAAAAATTTGCAATGCCTTCGTTATCACTTTTTTTGATATCAAAAAGCTTTTGTGATAAACTACTTTTGCCATGCAATTCTGATAGATAAGATTTAAAATTTTGCATTTATTTTGCTTTCCTTGTCAATATATAAAGCGATAATTCATCCAAATCTAATTCTTCAATTTTAAAGCCCATTTTAGTAGCAAATCGTTTTACTAATTTACTGTATAATTTGTTTCTACTTCCAGTTTCGCCATCTTCGGCAGATTTAGATGCTGTAAAACTTGCGACTCTTATTTGTGGATTTTTATCTATAAATTCTTTTATGTGGTTTATTACTGCGCCAAATATTTGCATTTGGTCACCTTTACCAGTAACAGACATATCACCGCCAACACTGAATACAATATTAACGTCAGATTTTTCAGGAATATTTTTAGCTTGTGACCAATTGTAAATCATTTCTACAAATTGTTTACCTATTCGACCGAGATATTTTTCAGTTTCAGGTCTTGTGCTAGTTTGCTTCCACTGAATTTTAGTGTTGAAGGCTTCGCCTAAATGCGATTTAAAACTTATCATTTCTTTCTCCACATTTCATCGGGGTAATGGTAATTTTCGGTACTTAAAAAACGCGACATAGTTTTCATTATTTTTTAGAGCGATTGGTTGTAGAATTTATATGTTTTTGCAAACCCATTGAACCAGACCACTCAACAACCTCTATGCCCTTACTCTTGGCATCTTCCATCGCATCCGTAACATCAGACCACAATCCATTTGCAAATGCAGGCGCGGAGAGTAACACATGCAGCTTTTTTACTTTATATTGATTGACAATAATTTCGTCCCAATGAGCCTTGTCTAACTGATCTACATATTGTTTTCTCAATGCGGCTGCAATTTGTTTTGCATTTTTAGAATAAGATTTATTGACTATATCAATATAACCCTTGATAATATTACCCATCTCTTTTTTTGCACCTGCGTCTGAGGAACCATGCTTATCTTCTAAGTGTCGTGAAACATCTACCCAATCAGCACGAAGTCCTCTTTTGGTATGTCCATCTAAATTGCCCACTACATTTCTCACATATTTTTCTATATCTTTAGGCAAACTACCCAAGTCGTTTTTCTCAAGTGGTCGGTGCAAATCGTTGATATGAGGGAAATCAGAAGTGTTATGAAATCCAGTGTCTAATAATGATTGCAATGTTACCCATCTTCTACCCGTCTTATCTACAGCAGACCTTACATCTGTTTCAAACGAACCTAAAAGATTAGCATCTAATTCATAGATAAATCCGCCACCGGACGCAACACCCCTCTCTATAGCGAAGGGATTGCCCGGTTTTATTTTTCTAAATCCAGACAGTCCAGACTTTTTGTTTTGTCCTGCTATTACTTTATAGTGATTACTTTCGCTAGTAACATGAAAGACAGAACCTCTAATTTCGGTCGGCATCACTCTTTTTATGTTTGCATTACCCATCGGTATTTTAAATGACATTATTTCGCCATCTTTGCCACCGAAGAGGGGCATATTAAAAAGGTGATGAGACAAACTTCCCCGTCCAAAGAGTTCGTCTAATTGAATATATTGATGAAATGTTTTCATTTCCTATTTCTCAATCTTGGTTCTCTACGGTTGTATTTTACTGTGACTGACGATAAATTTTTCAAGTCATTGTTGAGAGGATTATTATCTTTATGGTGAATATCACGACCATCACCATCTTCTGCCATACCCGCTCTGACAGCAGCGCGTCTAGCTCTTTTTCTAGCTGCGTTTCTTTTCATCTGCTCCGGAGTACCAAGATAGTTTTCACGCTCTTTCTTGTAGTCTCTTTCACCTATATATTCTATAAAGCTTTTCATTACTGAGTTACCCAAGCCATATTATTTTCCTATTTTATCTAAAGTCACATGAATATCTTTTCTAAGCTTGGCATAACCACTAGGACTATCTAATTCAACATGAGTGCGTATATGTTTCCTTAGCTCATCTTCATGCTTTGGAAATCTTTTTATAATAGGTTGCAAAAACTTAGTAGGACTATGCATTTTATTATTTGATTCTTTTGCCTTTTTTACAGCAACCCCGTCTGCAAATTTACTAAAAGTTTTAATCATATTAAGTCTGCCTTTTTATTGCGTTATTTTATACTATTTATATGTTTTAGCAAATCGTCTTTGTTCGTTTTACCTGTTCGGATAGAAAATTCTAATGCAGATTGCATTGCATCGCCAATCGCTTTACCTTTAAATCCAGCTTTAGCTGCGTCTCTACCATCTATCGGCATGTCTTTTACTGAAATATATTTTATACCCTTTAGTCTACTCGACAGCGTTTTAGATCCTTTTGCGGATAAAAATGTGTCTATAGCTCTAACATCAACACCTTTGGCATAGTTTGCAAGCTCAACATTATTCATACCTTCTTTCCAATCTACGACATTTTGGACAATTTTTGCATCCGTATTCGAAAGTCGTATGACTGTTTTGCCAGTTGTACCTGCTTTGTTTCCGTAGTCGCTAAGTAATATTCCCATGAATACAGCAAAATCGCTTTTGCCAAGAGCGTCTATTGTTTTTAAATCGTTTGATTTTAATTTGATTGATTTAAATATATGTTTCATCAAACCAGAATCGAATAATATTTTTACACCAATACTAGGTTTCTTAGATTTGCTGAAAAGCTTTTTAAATTCTTCTTGGAATCTATCTGCGGAAATGGTAGAGATAGTGCTTGCTCTTTTCTTCATTTCCTTGTATGTCTCTTTTTCGATAGTAAAATCAAATCTTGATGCAAACTGCACCGCTCGAAACATTCTGAGAGGATCATCCTCGAACGAGGTTGGACTGATCATGCGGATTTGCTTATTCTTTATATCCTTCATGCCCTTACCATCAACATCTATTATCTCGCCAGTGTCAATATCTTTCGCTAGTGCATTTATCCAAAAATCGCGTCTTAGCTGATCTTGCTGTAGTGTAATGCCTTTTCCAAGCTCTACTTCAAAGTCTTTATGACCTGAGCCGGTGCTTTTTGAGTCAATTCTTGGCACAGAAATATCTACATCCTCAGCTTCAGTAGAGCCTGTAGGAATAAATTTTAGAATACCGAACGACTTGCCTACCATGTTGACTTTACCATGAGGCTTTAGAATTTTTTCTATATCATCCAACTCGATTCCAACAATGATAATGTCAAGATCCTTAGATATTTTACCTATCATTTCATCACGAACAACACCACCTATTTGATAGATTTTACCACCAGCTTTTTTGATTGCTTTTCGTATCTGCGTTGACAGAAGGTCATCAACCATACTTTCATTCAGATGAGATAGAAAACTTTTCATGGTTTATTCCTTACCAGTGCTGTACATCTGGATATCTGACAATTGCTCTAATTGCTCTTACGGCTAGCTTTGCTGTCGGATCACCCCTATCGTATAATACAACCTCTGTACCATTTACAAAATCTGATACATTCACACCTTTGCCTATAAGAGACATGGTTCTGTGTAAATAATCATTTTCGTCGTAATCATTTTCAAATCCTGCTTTGCCTCGAACCTCAACCCACTTACTGCCTGGTAATGGTCGAATCCTTAGGATACCCATCTTACCTTGCCTGATATAGGTCAATGCATAAGATTCTTTTTTCTTACGTTGATTTTTCGTCAATTCAGTTATAAACCTAGTAAAGGATTTCATACTGTTTTTCCTTTCACATAAGGTTTTATAATAGTTTCGATGTTTTTTATAATTTTCTTATGTGTAGGACTAAGATCCTTACGATCAGCTTTTACAGCGTCTAACGCTAGTTTTGTATCCCCAGCATATTTCTTTTGCCAAGACGCTGGTTGCTTTGCAATATCGGATACATTTGCTAATCTATCAGCGAGTTTAATAACAAGCGCCCAGCTTGTCATGTTTACCATTTTGCCTTTGATATATTCACCTTTGCCGCCGGCAGCTTCGAGGTCGTCTTTCTTAGTTGTCAATTGATCAACTAAATTTGCAACTAATCCACCAAACTGTTTGACCAAATCATCGTGCGACAAGTCAGTGTCCTCTAACGTATCGTGCAGATATGCAGCTTGAACCAGTGCAGATAGATTTGAAGATTTAGGTTTGAATTTTGCGACTATCTTCGCAACTTCTTTTGGATGAGCAATATATCTACCACCACTTTTTCTAAACTGTCCTTCGTGTGCTTTTGTAGCAACTCTTAATGCACTTAGGGCGCTTTCATTAAGCATATGAGACTTAAAAGATTTCATATCTTTTTTTCCTTGACTGATTCTATTTCTTATATTTAGACTAACATGCTAATCCAATTATGTCAATAGTAGATTTACTTTTTTCCGATGTTATATTTGGGACACAATTCCCAATTTACTTTTTCTTTAAAAGGAATAATCTTAATCTGTCGCAGAGGTGCCATAATTTCGGCTGCCTTACCATTAACTAAAGTAATCAATCCCCAATCAGAAATGAGTGTCGCTATAGTGTTTCTTCTGGCAACATCGCTTTCTTCAAGGTTAGATTTTTTACCATCTAGTAGAAATAGTTCCTTAAAATGTACTATAAAGTATCTACCCTGCTTATGCAGAATATGACACGATTGAAATAATTTGTTCTCTTTTCTACTCGAAACACCGATCCTAGTTAAAGTTTCCCGAACCTTCAGAAAATCGTCTGGTTCGTTTAAGGTAATCTCTAACATGGATTCAGGGGTCCAAGCAACTATATTTGATTCATCCATTGTCAACTCACTTTTTTTCTTATATTTTCATTACATGACAATGCTATTTATACATTTTAAGAATTTACGTTATCGCGCTTTTTTACCACCTCTACTCAACTTTTGTTTAATATGGTCCAAATGCTCTTTCGAAATAAGAGATAGCACTTCTTTAGCACGAGGATTTGAGTATCCGTAATACTCTTTGATTAGCTCTAAGTTTCCGACTTTCTCTGCTTTGAACCACTTAGAAAATCGTTTACGTTTTCTTACCATATTATTCAAAAAGTCGTACTGCATTCTAGCAGGAATGGTATGGTTAATATTCATTTGATTTGCAATACCAATAGTATCGTGAAAATAAGATAAACCTCGATTTACCATCCAGCTGCTATACGCTTTTTCCGCTAAATCGTCTACCATAATATCGTCTTTTTTCATATTGATTGAATTTAAATAATCGAAATGATTCATTATAATGCCTCTATAATCGTCTGCATACGCATCACATCCATCACAACATCGTGCC